TGGACAGACTTCTCCAGCATCTTTGTACCGATGGAGTGGTTGGTAACAGTTTCCCGGAGCGTCCGCCTGATACGGACATACTCCGGGAGACCCCAATATCGGTATTCAGCCTGTGTTGATGTCTCGGGCAGTGTACCATTGCGGAAGACTAGGCACCGGCTCTCGTGGACCGTGAACGACCCATACAGGCTGTAAACGCAGAAAAACTCAGGACGCCCGTATTTGCTGCGTATCCGGTCAAGGCTGCGGCTGCTGCCGTAGTTGTACATCGAGTAGTAGTCTGGCTCCACCACAGCCCTTTCAAACAGGACGAGTTCGTCAATTCCTTTGACAGCACTCCAGTTCACAGGGTCTTCCAGGCGGCCGCCATCGTCAATGAGCATAACGACAATCGCGCCGCCAAAGAGCCGCGACCACTTGACAGCCTGAGCGATAGTCGTGGTCCACTCCAGGTCCTCCAGGGCATCCGTGACCATAGACTCGGTATTCTTGTCGCTGATGCCTAAATCGAAGTCGCGGGTGGTCGCCTTCTCTGCTGGTGTGTCAATGATTTTGGAAAACAGTCCATTCCCTTCGTAGTGAGCAACAAGGTCCATATCGGAGACCATAGTTTCTGGAGCGAACTCGTAGGCTTCGCTGCTGTCACGCGATGTTCCAAATCTGTTCAGAACATTCAGGTAGCCGTCCAGCCGCGAGAAGCCAGTGACGACATTGGGATTCTTTTTGTCCATTTCCTGTTCACTCCTTTACGTTATCAGGGCATCAAGGTTGAAGGTGTTCTTGACTTCGAGTTCCGCGAAGCCATTAGCAGAAGCATCAACCATGTCTTTGAACTTGCTGTCAGGGAAATTTTCGAGTTGGGTCAGGTATTCTTCATTCCACGGCCCAGCCAGAATATCGAAGTTGCCGGCCTGCCACTGCGCAGCCATAGGCTCCGCCCTGGATTCTTTGCTCCCGGATTCGCTCACTGTCACCACGCTGAATCCGGCCAGGAACTTGACGTAGGACTGGGCCTGCTCTTTTCCTGCCTGTCCAGGGTCTTGCGGGAGCCGGATACGGACAGGAGTTTTCTTGTACTTGATTCTGTCCGACTGAGCCGTGAGCTTGATGGTCTGACGCACATCAGCAGCCGACATCTGCTTGTTGATGACATCCAGGACAATATAGCGCCCATTCTTTCTTTTCCCTATAAGTACACCGGCAGTGTATGCTGGGTCGCCTTTTCCTGTTTTCTCGGTGGCAGCGAGGTCCCAGCAGCGTACCAACCGGACAATATCAGAAGGAACTGCATTCAGGATATCTCCGAGCTGGGTGCGTTTGAAAAACAGACCGGCGGCAGCCTTGATCTTCCAGTTGCCGTAAAGCAGTCGCTCCCGCTCCACTGTGGACATGGCCTTCAGGTTGGCGAGATAGCCGGGGTCGTTTTTTATCAGAATCTGATTGTCGAAGACAGAGCTGGCAATGAAGGTGACTGACTTCGGCTCTGCCCGTTCTTCTGGCGTTCGCAGATTAAACAGCTCCCATAGTTCTTCCTTCGTATCGGCCCAGTGGATGGTGTCATTTCTCCGGATCATCCAGCGTATCACACCGCTACGCTCGGGTATCGGATAACCGGTATCTTGGTATATCCACCATTCGATGAACTTTGCTACCCAGCTATCAGCGTCCGGGTTACAGGTGGCCCGAACGTAGGGCTTCACGCCGCAGAGGGAGCGGTTGCGGGACAGCATATAGAAGAACTGAAACTCAGTGAAGTGCGTCAGCTCATCGAAGCACAGACCGCAAATCTGGCTGCCCTGGTAGTCATATACACCAGCATCAGAACCTAGGTGCCTGAACAGCACCTTGGAGACGATACGGCTGCGCTTATCCTTGAATAGCCATTGGCTCTCGGATATTCTCGGCTGCGCACCTCGCAGAGCATGGTACATTCTGAGGGCTTCATCCCACAGACCGCCAGGAGAGAACACCTGTTTGTAGGTCCTCCTGAAGATCGTGCAGTTGTAGCCGCGGACGTTCTTGTACCGGAGCGCCGACAGCAGCAGGCCGTAAGTCTTGCCTCCTCCGGCAGCGCCACCGTATATGCAGATATCAGCCGAACAAGCAAGGAATGCTTCCTGCGGCCCTGGCTGTGGTTGGATGATGATTTTACTCATTTCAAATCATCTCTCCCATTATCCGGCAAGTAGATTTGGACATCGTTATCTTCAACCTGCTGACCATCAACGTCATCGCCGTACAACGCTCTCTTGGATTCTTCCTTCATTGCCTTGACCCTAGCCTTCGACTCTTTCTCCCGAAGGACGAACTCCGGGTTGAAGCCGCCATAGTCGAGTATCATTTTCTGAGCTGTCTTGTCTCCGGCCATGGCGTCTGTGAAGATACGAGCCCACATAGCGTTCATGTTCGTCCAGTCTTCTTCCTGGAAGCCCATCTCCTCCATGTTCTCCTCAAGAGACTCCCGAACGGCCATATTCAAGAGCAATGATATGGCACTTCTGGCGTCCCTTCTCTTGCGTCTGGCAGCCCCACTTGCCTTGCCTCCGGCGGCTCCTCTCTTTCTTGCTTCATCCGTGGTTCGGACCGGTTTCAGGTTCTCCGGGTTCCCCTTCGGATTCGCCATATCACCACCTCTCTCCGATGGCAAAATTCAAGCCTCACATGAGAGCTCATAGGAGGCTGTGTGTGCCGTCTTATCCTTCAGGGGTGTTACTATGTTCCCATGCGCTTAGGCGCTGGATTTTACGGCTGTGTGTCGATTGTGTGCGGTACTTACTTGGTTGATTACTTGGACAGTGTGAGAGGGCCGGGGCATCAACCCCAGCCCTCCTATTCCTATCACCCGTACAGGGCGACCACTGTATCTGCTACTTTCTGGGTGGAACGGAAACCGCATCTTCCTCCGACCAACCCCGTTGCAACCTTGTCGTTACAAGGTTTGGGCCTCCACCGAGTTCTTTCGACCACTCTGCAAGAGTCAAGGTTCTTCCGCCGTATTGGATGTAGTGGTTTCTTCTCGTGTTCCTCGCTTGATCTGGACGTGGTGTCCATTTACAGTTGCTCGGCTCATACTTCCCATCGACATCAATTCGCTCAATCGTGAGATTTTCGGCATACCCATTGCTCATTGCCCACTCCCTAAACGCATCATATTTCATCCAGTCATCGCACACTTGAATACCTCGGCCCCCATAGTCTTTGAACGATGGGTGGTTAGGGTTGTAGCATCGATTTCTCATGTTTTTCCAGATACTGTACAGCCTTGTCTTCGACTCTCCGTGAGACTTATTGTGTTCCACCATCTGTCTTCTTTGTAGACACCCGCAGGACATAGTTTTGGAGCCGACAAGGTTCCCGGAGAGAACGGTCTTTATGTTTCCGCAGTCGCATCTGCACAGCCAGTAAGCCGAGTTATTTTTGGTGTGAGAATAAGACAAAACCGTGAGCAACCCGAACCTTTTGCCAGTAAGGTCTATCCTGACTTTTTTACCCATAAAGACTCACAAGCACCTCGATTCCCTTCCTCACGCACTCATCTACGTCAAATCCAATGGATCTGTAGAACTCTGCGGAAGTCCCCATGCACTCGTGCGCCCTGGTCATGTCGTCGTGCTGCTCTTTTGTGATGCCCATGCGGAAACCCTTGGCGATGGACAACGCTTTCTTCATGTTGCCAGAGGCCACAGCCTCCCGAACGATGTCGGTCTTCTTTACAAAACCTGTGTCAGTCATGAGGCTTCCTCCTCCGGCTTCCTGCGGTAGGCAAGCCAGGTCTTGCCGTAATCAAACAGAGGCACTCTAACTCCATACCCGACTTCCATGTAGGGCCCTTCTTCCCCAAAATCCGAAACTCCGTAGCAGATACGCCATCCACGCCCGTCAGTCAGAAACACAGGCTCCCCAAAAATCTCCCGCAGCTCCTCCAGCGTCAGGGGCGGGTTGGGTTCCGGAGCAATTTCAACTGACGGGATGGCCTCAATTGCGTCTATGATTTCCTGCCATGCGTCATAGGCATCGCGGTCTGTCCCATAAACGTAATTTCTGCCGGATCGCCCAGTAGGGCAAAGCGCCTTTTGCTTTTCCTCAATCAAGGCAACGACTTCGCTCCGGTTAATACACTCATCCATGTATCATCCCTCCATGTGGTCGGGGGGCCAGTATTCGCCCTGGTGGGTCGGGTCTGACTCCTTGCCCTTCTGGAACTCCTTGAGCTGCTGCTCCATTTTGCTTGTGACCTTTCCGCGTCTACGGTCGATGTCATAAGCGATTTTCCAGCTCCCGTTGTCGAACAGATTCATTTGGTACGGGGTCAACGCCGCTTGCTCGTCCCGTACCATGTCAACATCGGTCTTGCCACGCCGCCGGCCTTCTATCGTGTGGCAGTCGAACGTGTAATCGGGAACTGCCAAAAACTTCTGGTAGTCGGCCTTGAGCCATTCCAGGTCTTCCGGGCCGGGGATTTCTCCAATGTCGAGCTCCCGGTCCTCCTGGATGAAATTGCAGGCGACGTAACAAGCATCCCGATTCTTCCGTGCCATGCACAGGAGTACCAGTGCCTTGGCGATGAAGATGTAGTCGCGCTGGCCGCCCTTCTTGCCCTTGTTCTTGTAGTCGTCCGCCTGCTTCAGCGCCCAGATTTCCTTGGTCATGATGCCATAGCAATCCTCAGCGGATACAACCAACAGGGTCTTCCACAGGTACTCATAGTAGTTGCTGTACATCTCGTTTGCCGCATAACCGGCATGGTCAAGATCGCCGCGCCTGATCGCCTTTTGGAGTAAGCTCCGCATCGTATATAGGCTATGCCCGCTCACGGTTCTCGGACTAAATCCAGCCATACAAATTCCTCCAATATGTTTAATTTTGGACCCATATATATTCTACTACATATGGCATGATATGGCAAGCTGGATTTCTGCGTTTTCTAAATATTTTTTACGACTTTTATTGAAATTTAACTTATTTTTCTGAAATTCTCGAACTTCTAACCGATGATTGCCAATGCTGGTTTAACCTCCGTGAACGACTCTCCATCGTACTCAACTACCGGGAGACTTGGCTTGATAAACTGCCGGGACAGGTTGCAGGTGTACGCCCCTACGTTCTCATACATGACGACATCGCCCTCCTGGATTCTCCCCCAGTACTCATTGGTGAGTACGTCGGTCTCGATGCAGGTGCATCCCACAATCGAGCAGCAGATTTCCTTGACACCATCAGAGGTATTCAGCACCCGGTACGGAGGGGACTTGGACTCTCCAGCAAATCCGAGATCATACAGGGAAGCATCCACAACCGCATAGATGTCACCGCTAATTTCTTTCAGGTACATGACGCGGGTTGCCATGTTCATGCAGTCGGATACCAGAGCCGTTCCGGGCTCGACGATCAGCTCCACACTCTCGTCCGGGAAGGCTTTCTTGAAGATGGCGCCAACTGCGGAGCCGTAGTCCTCAAAGGTCGGGGGAACCTCCGGGAACTGCATCGCAAACTCCGGGGACATCCGCCCGAACAGCTTCCCGCCGAGGTCCAGATAGTACAGGCTGTCAAGCATCCCGGCAATCTCAATCAGCCCGTTCGCCCGCCGACGGAAGGACTCGACCGTCCGGGTGTAGCTCAGATGGCAATGCAGACCGGAGATTCTGATGCTGTTTGCTCTGGCGGCGGCCATGATCTCCCGGAACTCGTCCCCGTCAGGGTCCACCCCGAACCGGGAGCCATAGCCGGTCCCGATGTCGAAGTTCATCCGAATCCCGACACGGGGCATCTTCCCTACCCTGCCGCTCTCCCGGACGATGTTGCGGAAGTCGGCGCTGCTGTCGGCGTTGATGATGCTGCCGCCCAGGATCGCCTTCCTGATGGCATCCGCGGTCTTGCAGACGCCGTTGAAAATGATGCGGGACGGGTCCACGCCCAGGGACAGGGCGTAGTCATACTCCATTGGGGATACGACCTCGGCATAGCCGCCATGCCGGTCAACGGACTTGCAGGCATACGGCGTGTAGTTCGTCTTATACGAATAGCCAAGGTTCATATTTGCGTAGGTGCTTCTGAACGCCCGGAGCATATCCTCCACGTTCTTGTCGAACTTGCTGTTCAAAAAGATGTACGCCGGGGCTACCGCCCCGGCGACTTCATTCAGTGTCATGTCGTTTACCTCGTAACCATTATTTTCACGATGTTTCTGGAGTAGTCAAAGTACCGGCCCCATCGGAGCTTCATCATTTCCAGTGAAGACTGAATATCGTCATACACATAAAGCGAACCACTCGTGGTCGTGTCGTCGCTGACATAATCTTTATCGCATAACCATTTTGCATCCAAACAAATGCGATTATATAGTGTTTCTTGAAGCACATAATCAACATCCGTGTTCCGCCAGACTTTCGGGTCCATCCTGGCCTTGATACAAGCCCGGTTGATGATCTTGAATGCTCCGGGCATACCGGTCCAGG